AGAAAGAAAATCTTGGTAGTCAAGAATATTATTGAGACTACGATGCAGTATGCGACAAGCACGGCGCATGTCTTCTGGGTTGCGGAACGCTCCCCAGTTAATACTTCCAAGAGTACATAAACTAATCCTCGCGGCATCTTCATCCACCTCATAATACTCATATTCATCATCTGTATCTTCGGGTAGATATTCTATTTCTTCATATAATTTGTTCATTCTTCAACTCCGAAATGTTTCTTAATCGCTCTGGAACAATCGTGTGTTCCTCTTGACCACTCTGAACTAATCCTATGATCCAACAATAAATCACATTGATTGGCACATTCCCGCACAATCAACTCAGCGAACTTAGACATAAAGGCGGTTTGCTCTTCCCAACTATCGCCAAAGTTTGATTCGGCAGCCTCAGACCAAAGTATTTTAACTCGTTCATTCATTTCTGTTCTCCGTGTCTAATGCTACCGTCTTTCATCAACTTCAAGTTGAGATTGTACTGTTTATTATCGTGACGGATTTTATTCATACGACCTGCTTTGAAGCCTTTGACAAAGTATTGTTTATACATACCGCCGTGCTGACTATGCCAGTGATTGATTGTGATTGCTCTTTCTAATGTGGCACCGTCAGCAAGACTTACACCTTTAGTGAAACCATCTTCTTGTGCCATCTTGGCAATTTCTGGACTGAATCCTTCATCGTCATCGCCACCGTTAAAACCATCCGGAGCAAATTCGTTCAAGCCTTCCGCCACACTCCCCGATTCCTCAATCTGTGCGTTTTCAATTAAATTGATATAGTCTCTTATATTTTTGTTCATATTCTCTTTCCGTATTTTGTGATTAGGTAATAACTTTTACCTGTGGTTTCTTTTGCTTCTGCGATGCTATCGTACACAACACCATCGTACTCAATTTTTACTGCTTCGTGATGGTTGCCACCCTTGACCGCCAACTCTTTTAGTTGCTGACTTCTTTTTTCTTTGGTCATAAAAATGTATTCAACAGGGTCATATACTACATCACGCTTGTTGGTTAATTTTTTACATTTATAACCTTTGTACATACTCTTTCTTCCACGAGCAACAGCACTCATAGCACTGGCATTTAATTTATGTTTGCGACAAAATTCAAGCATATTGGTAATCAACAAAACTTCATTAGCAGGTGTAGTAACTTCCCAATCATCTGCTAATTTAAGTTTTTGCTCATCTTTCATCGCCTTACCTTTGTTATGCGTCACTAAATCTCCAGAAGCAAATTTCTTTTTCTTAGTGGAAGATATTTTAGGACCATTACCGCAATCTCCGCCACCTGCTGCGGGAGAAATATTATAGTACAATGGGCTTTTAGCACAGCCAAATGTATCCAAATAATGTTGTTCTTTTAACAAAATATCTTCCTCTTTTTCAACATATTCTAATATTGTTCTTTCAAAATTTTCAATACCATATTTATTTCTGGCGTTTTCAAATCTTTTACCACTACCTGTATATCCATCGTCTATAGTACCTTTATGTGATCCTATGTATTTCATACCATCTAATTTGTTTGTCCATTGATATATAAAACCCGAGTAGTTCATATGTGCCTCCTATACATTTATTTATCATTACTCTGTACTTTAGGCACATTTAACTATTTGAGTTTCTTTAGTTTAACAAATTGTTCAGGCTTGTTTAGTAAAAAGTCACTTGCTACTTCTTTTTTAACCTTAATAAACTTCTTCTTAGTTGTTCCCATTGCTACGGTGGGCAAAAGGATTTCACAGCAAAGATTACTCTGATAAATGGTATGATATTCAGGATCAAACGGTCCTTGATTTTGTACATTGTCAATGAACACTAAGTAGATGCGCCCTGTATCAGTACGCTCTTTTAGTATGCCGCCTTTGAAAACATCTTCAGCATTCATAGTTTTCTTACGTAGGTCTTTACGCTTTTCATATCTTACATACAGCTCCTCAAATAGAGTTGTGTTCTTGTAAAATGCTTCGTATAAATCAGGCACCTCATTTGGATCAAAAAATGTTATATTTTCTTTGTTTTTAAATCTTTTCCAGAAAAAGTTAGATAAAACTACACCATAGTCCATGAAACGTACCCTTGTTTCTTCTGTACCTTGATTATTTTTTAATACAATAAGATCGTCAAATTGATAATGCCATATAGGATAAAAAATAGTAGCACTGGCATTACGAATACCGCCTTGACTACAGCTTCTTAAATCTCCAAACCACTTTTTTAAAAATGGTATCATACCAGTATGCATAACCTCCCCGCCTCGAATCGGACTTCCTAACGGGCGTAGTCTGCCAATTTCTAAACCTATGCCTGCTCTTTTAGCGGCATATTTGGCCATCATTTCACCAGAGGCAAATATTGAATCTAAATCGTCATCTGTTTTAATAAGTACACAACTGCTAAACTGCTTAGTAGGAGTGCCAAGCCCAGCAAGAACAGGAGTCGCAAGAGTGAATAGTCCGTCACTGGCTGCCTGATAATATTCTTTGATGTAGCGCATTCTCGCTGAATTTGGTTCTTCACTGTGGAAGACGGTGGCAGCAGCCACCATATATCGTATTTGTGGGGTTTCATAAATTTCCTTTGTTGCTCGGTTTCTAACCAAGTATTTTTCTATTAATTGCTCTATGGCAGCATAACTGTAAGATTCATCTTTTTCATGATCTATCATGTCGTTCATTTTTTTCCAGTCATCTTCTGTGTACCATTCTAAAAGCTCCGGAGTATATAAGCCAGTGGCAACATTTTTTTTAATAATTTCATATAGTGACGGTGGAGTGTAACTGCCGTATACATCTTTGCGTAACATCGATAATCGTTGTTTTCCTGCTACATATTGATAATTTGTATGTCCTATGTCAGGGTTAGATTCAACATCTATTAAATCAACTATTGCTCTAAGAGTAATACCATCAATCTCTGTTGTCGTAATTCCATCATAAAAATGTAACTGTGCTTTAATTTCTATCATTGATTGACTTACATCAGCAATGCCCTGACAAATTTTTGCGACTTGTGTTTGCCATTTTTCAATGGTTAGTGGTTCACGTTTACCACTACGTTTAACTACGGTAATGTTCATTTAACTCTCTTTATAACTTTAATATTGTTGATTCACTTGTATATGAGTAAATCTTTTTTTAATTTTTCTGGCTAGTGGAGTATTTACTATAACCTCAGAATTCCAATTAAGTATATATTTTTCTTGATTAACTAAGACTAAATTATACCCATCTTCTGTCAAAACCAGTTCAGCAGACGTCAAATCTTTATGATTTGTTAAACTTATAGTATACAATATTCCTAATCCTCGAGCAAGCTCGCAATATATATTATCTTCTAAAAGTTGCCAAGGATCAGGCCAGGTTGATTGGTCGTCCCAATGCAAATAATAACTTTGCCAGGGAGATTCGGCCCACCAATTGTTTATACTTTGAAGAGATTTTTCAAAATTTAATTGTTGACACTGAATACGTAATTGCGCCCAGGACTCTAACCTGCTATTAAAGTCTTTTCGCCACATCAATTAAAATACGTAATGGAATAATACATTAAGGCATTATGGCCAGTAGTAGGAGTACTACTATAAATTATTTCAACTGTTGAACCAGATTGTGCTACTGTTAAGGTAATGCCTAAATTAGTATTTTCAGTATAATCATCCATCGAGTTAACGGTATTTGATTGCCCTGACGCCACCCAAAATGTACCAGTTCTGTTACCAGTATTTCTTATCATTGAATAGTCAATTTTAAAACTAGTTGATGTTCCACTAGTGTTAAAACTAATTAAAACACCGTTAGGTACATTATCAATCAATGTTGTCACTAGACCAGAATTTATAGTTTTTGTTCCTAATGCCAACTGACTACCATTTGTACTAGCAATACTTTGGGTGTTGTTTAAGTTAATTCTAGGATAACTAGTCGAAAAATTATCAGCACGTTGAAACATATCCCCGATGCTAACATTGTTGTTTCCATCAAAAACAATAATCGAAGCTGTTGGGTTTGATGCTCCTAGAAAAGAATTGGCTACATTGTAAAAAATATTGTAACCGCTAACATTTAATCCAACTAAACCGTATATGATACCTTCGGCATATATATTATCAAAAACATTGGTGGTAATTCGTGTTCCTGTCGGTCCACCATTTACTGTAGAATGTTGTCCTAATACAACCCCTTGGTAAAGTATATTAAATTTTGAGTTTGTTATTGTAACCCCTTGTGTTTGTTGAATAGTATTAATCCCCCAAACAGTACCAGTGAATCTACAAGCATCAAATAAAATATTAGAAGTAATCAAACTAGTAGTACTGCCAAAATTAACGCCTGCTGTAGCAAGAGTAGCTACTGTTAATGTTGAAGTTGTACCTTCACCAGCAAATGTTACTCCTCTGAATTCGCAATCAGTGGCAGACTGAACTAAGAATATGCTTTTAGTAGTATCTAAACTTTGAAAAGCCATATTTATTATGGTAATATCTGTCGGCGGTGTTGCTCCGTTGCTTCCGATATTCACAGTAGTTTGTTGTAAACTATCAGCAGTTTGAGCTACATATGATCCTGAACTTCCACTAGATACTAATTGAATAATTGAATTATCAGGCCCTTCGCCGTATAATGTGGCATAAGATGGAATGTTTATAGTTCCACTTACAATATAAACCCCGGC